TCTTGACCCTGTAGCGTCGTCCGACCCGAGGTGAGTTGCTCATGGCGTGGGCTCATCCTTGACCAGCCACATGAGCTCGCGCTTGGGGCCATGCCGGTAGCTGGAGACAAGGCCAGCATCCTGGCAGGCCTTCAGAGAGCGGTTCCAGGCTTTGCTAAAAGCGTTCTTGCGGGCTTTCTCATCGCCATCCGACTGCACGGGATATGCGGCATCGAAGGCGGCCTTGACGCGATCGGCATTGACCGTACGCACCACTGACATGCCGGGGCGTGGCACTATCATCTCGCCATGAGCGAGCAGCGCTTCGTTAATCGCGTTGAGCATGGGCTTGGTTGCCCTGTTGCGGGGTGCATTGTTACTGCGTGCAGCGACATCCCATTTCACCGTCAGTTCGGTGATCGACTGGCCGTCTTCATCGTCACCGAGCTTCACCTCGATCAACTCAAACGGCACCTCGACCCCCGCGCGCCCACTGCGCAGCTTGGCTAATGCGAGCCGCGTGTTGCTGAGCACGCCGGTGGCGCTGCGCTCGCCGAGGATCGATAGCATCGCATCTGCTGCCTGCTCCTTCACCGACCTATCACGCAGGCCACGTTCAGCGTCCTTGCCAAGATGGTCGACCACCAACACGAGCGCGCCGCTCTCGGTCGACATCCAGCGCAGCAGGTCCATCACCTGCTGCATCTGCGCGCTGTCCTTTGCATCCTTGAACAATGCTGCCGACATCAACGTATCGATGATGACCAATGACAATGGGCAGTCATGGCCCTTGGTTTTGAGTGACTGCTGCACTATGCGGATGCATGCGCTGAGTTGTGCCCTGACATCGCTGTCGGTGAGCTTCGGCATGGCCAGGGTCCACCAGAACGGCATCGGCGTGATTGCCAAGCCCTGCTGCTCAAGCATGGGCTCGACCTTCGCCTTCTTCAGCGCAGTCCATCGCTGACGGATGACGTCGAGGCCTTCGGCGGCAAACATCAACACGCCACCGGGCCGCCCGATCGTGCGCCCGGCAAACTCACCGTCAGTGATCACCGCCTGCGCGAGCTCCAACGCGACATAGGTCTTGCCCATGGAGTGCTGGCCACCGAGAAATGCGAGGCCGCGCTCGGGCAGCATGCTTTTCACCAACCAGTCGAACTCCGGGGTGGTGTCGGGGTCGCCTTCATATTGCAATTCAAAGCGCGGAACGAACGGCTCGGCTCCATCATGGCCATTGCCGTTCTGGGCGCGTGCTCGAAACGGCACCACCACGATGCTGTCTGGGTCAACGATCTTGCTGCCGGGTGGCGGCACAAAGGGCGGCAATTGGTCAGGCATGCGGTCCCTCCACATCGGCAAAGTCGTGGCCCTCGATGATGGGCGTGATGGTCGTGGCGCGTTGATGGGTCGTTGCATTCCAGCGCCGGGCGCAGGCGAGCCCGGCACCCAGGCCCACGAGATCGTTGTCGGCGCAGATCACAAGTTCGCCCACACCGAACAGCACTGGCAAGCGATCGATCGCGCCTGCAGAACCGAGCGCCCACACCGGGGCATAACCGCGCTGCAGTAGTGCAATCCCGGTTTCCAATCCTTCGCAGACGAACAGCCTCGGGCAGAACATCAGGGCTTCAGAAAACGTCTGGTAGTGGCCGGTGAGTTTCATCGCACAGCCACTAGTAGGCCCGAGCATCATCGCCCCGAGCTTCTCGCAGCGGTCGGCACTGAAGAACACCCGCTGGATGGCGACCGGCTCGTGCCCCTTCAGCTTGCACATCGCCGCAACCAGCGCAGGCCCCCGCTCACCACCACGCGGGCACCGCGCATGGAAACGCAAGGCGCTGCAGTCGTTTGGCAGTGATAGCCCGCGGCCCCACAGATACATCTCAGCCAGCGTACCGTGCGGATCGACGCCCTCATTCCAGATCGCGACCGCGAGCTCGCTGTTGCGCCTGGCCTCGGCACCATCATCTCGGGCTGGGGGGTGGCTGTTATTGGTTCTTAATTCGGCCACCCCCCACAGCCCACGCGATTTCAGCGCGGTGATGATGTCATCCTGCGAGCATCCCGCGAGACACCGCACCTGCACCTGCTCGCGTCCATCGAAGATGATCAACGACGGATCACGGTCCTGATGCGCCGGGCACTTCGCTTTCCATTGGCGCCCCGAGCGTTTGCCATCGAGCGCATGTGCGAGGGCTGCTGCGTTCATGTCATCTCTTGTTGCGAACGATTTCGCTGACGCGGCCACCATTGCGGACACCAAGCTTGGTGGCGATCTCGTGCATGGTCTTGTTTGGCTCGGCATGCACCGTGCGTTTGATCAGGCGCTTTTCTTCGGCAGTAAACTTGTGCGGCTTGGCCGGTGCCCGGCGGCATGCTGTCTCGCGATATAGCAGCGGCAGGATTTGATGAATGCGCCGCACTGCCTCGATCCCGCTGAGGCCTCTGTGCATGATGTCGTTGGTGAGTTGAGATAGCTGGTCGCGTGCTCTTGGAATGTCGCTCATGTCATACCCCACACATGCCTTCGCATTCGTTCAGGAATAGATCGAGTTGCCCGCGATCCTCGGCGGTCGACAGATCGACCTGATCAAGCGGCACACGTTGGCTATGGACAAACCACGCATCGTCTTTAGGCCGCCTTGGCCCAGGCACCCCGGCGCGGATCGCATGGTCGACGGCCACCGCATCAGCAAACGAGGTGGGATCATTCGCCTTCATGTCGCGCCAGCGCGCGTTGTCGGTATAGGGACAGAACGTGCAGGCTGACTTGACCGGCTTGGGATAGCCCCGCTCCTCGCACCACGTCAGGCAGTGGCGGCGATGCATCCCCTTCTCGATCAACGGCCACCGATGCTTGATGAAGGCAACCCGTGACGGCTTTATGCGGATGGCCTCATCGCATGAGATGCCAATCCATTGCACAGCGACCGGCACCTTGGGCGCGCGTTGCCCTTTCTTGAGGCCAATGAGTTCACGCACCTTCTTGATGATTGGCGTGATTTTATAATCATGCGTGCATTGCCGGTTGAGCACCGATCCGGCGCGCGTGAAGAACGGCGGGCGAGCATCCATCCGGTTTTTGCCAGCCATCGCCCCGATGATCTCGTCGCGCAGGCTGCCGGTGGTGACGCGGTGGATCGGGAACGGCAATTGCTTTTCCAGCCAATCGAGATGGCGGTAGATCGCCAATGGCTCTGCCTGGGTGTCGGCAAAGATCGCGCAGTCGGGCATCGGCGTGATCTCGCCATGCGCCGCCATCAACGCCATGGTGGTCGACTGCACGCCTGCGCCCAGCGAGATGATGTGCATCATTCGAATAGCTTCTGTTGTGTGAGATGGCCGCGGGTCTCTTTGTCGACGCACCAGGGATGCGCCCACTTGTTCTCACGCTCGGGCACCGACACGGCATGGCCGCCGCCGCCGCTGCGCTTCATCACCCAGCCGCTGGTGCGCTGATGCGTGCCCTCGGCATCGATGTCGATCTCCTTGCCGCAAATCGCGCACTTGCCGAGGCGATAGGACGGCACTCGCTTGGCGAACTCAGACGTCATGGTCATCCTCCTACGGTTATGCGCACCGCGCGCCAGTGTTTCAGCACCGCGATCGCGTCATCGAAGCCGAACGCAACGGCGTGCGGATAGCCGTACCGATTGCAGTAGTCGGCGAAGGCTTGCTGCGCCGGGCTGATCACGCCGCCTTTGCGCTTGAGCTCGATGAAATGCGCCAGCGCATGCGGTGACAGCAGGATCAGATCACTCCATCCTGGCTGCACGCCGGAGCGCTTCATCATCGCTGCGGTCTGGATCGAGCGCTTGCCGCCGTGTCCTACGTGCGTCCAGTTCCAGCCTGGGCTGAGACTGACGCGCAGTGTGTCGGCGAGAGCAATCTGGGTGCGGACCTCAAGTGCGGGCGGCGGGCTCACGCCACGCTGACGCTTCCCCTTGAAGAGGTGCAGTTGCCGCACATGATCCTCATGTTGTTTATTCGAAGCGCCACAGATGACGCGGTGCTTCGCAGCCACGCTGGTTCAGCACATTCGTCATCTTGAAATAGTACTTCGGCGGAAACATCGCGTTGTACTTACGCCACGCACTGACGGCCGCAAGCGAGAGATTGCACATGCGTGCCACTGCGGTGCTGCCACCGAGCTCACGCACTACGTCGTCAAAAGTTTGCAGTTGTTTTGTTCGTTTCGGCATCCGAAACGCTAAGCGCAAATTTATCTGGAATGCAAATCGCGGTTTCGCTTGAACATTGAAAGACACTGCTGAACACTGCTGAACATCACTGAACATTTAGCGGTAGTTTTCCACCACCAGCACCCGCAAAATAATTTATCGACGCAACATTTTTATTTTCAGCGCATCTCTTGCCGAAATCGCGATACGAGTGTTTGGTGTCAGACACTGGCTGAACGACCGCACAGTAATCCGTCCCACCGTCCGTGGCTTCCAGGCGCGGGCATCATCAACGCCTAACTTTGCGAGCGCATGCGCTCGTGAGGGAGAGCAGGATGCTGTCCGAAGAAATCCAGAAGCTGCGCGAGTTCAAGTTCACCGCGTCGATGGCCCCGGCCCTGATGGCCGAGAAGCCTGAGATGCTGATGGAGCAGTGGGAGCGGGCGATCGGCATGAGGCCGGAGCCCGAGACCACGTGGCCGATGAAGCTGGGCTCACACTGCGAGCCGCTGATCCTCGACCACCACCAAGCAAAGACCGGGCACGAGCTCATCGAGCGCGGCACCTTCGTCGCGCACCCGACCATGATCGATGTCTCGGCCACGCTCGACGCCTATCGCCCGTTCGATGATTGCGTGCTCGACGCCAAGGCCTGCAACTCGTGGCAGCCGATCGAGGACATCATCAACTTCTACACGCCGCAGATCATCGTGCAGATGGGCTGCCGCGGCGCGTCGAAGGGCGGGCTGTTGATCATGCACGGCACCTCGGAGCCGCGCGAGTTCACCGTGAGCTTCGATGCCGCCTACGAGCGCGAACTGTGGGAGCGCGTGGTCGAGTTTCAGGAGAACGTCGCCACCATGACGCCGCCCGTACCGCAGCCGCCGGTCATCCCGCCCGAGCAGTGGCGCACGATTGATCTTGATCTCTCCGAGCGCGATCGCTGGCCAAACTGGGGCGAAGAAATGCTGGAGCATCTCCAGCATTGGAACGACCACAAGGACGCCGCCGCCGCCTTCGCTGCCGCAAGCAATGTCGTGAAGGGGTTGCTGCCTGATGACGTTGGACGCCTCAAAGCCCCAGGCGTCGAGGTCGTCCGCAACCGCGCAGGCTCGGTGACCATCAGGAGAGCAAAGTGAGCATGACCGAAACCACCACGCGCCTGCCGGTGCCAACCGGCACAGAGCCCGCGATGTGGCGGGTGCTGACCGAGGTGATCTTCCCGAGCGCACAGAGCGCCGCCTCGATCCAGTTGGCGTTGGAGTACTGCAAGGCGCGCAACCTCGACATCATGAAGAAGCCGGTGAACATCGTGCCGGTGTGGAGCTCGACCGAGCGGCGCATGGTCGAGACCATCTGGCCGTCGATCGGCGAAGCACAGATCACCGCGGCGCGATCGAAGGAATGGGCAGGCCTCGATCCGCCGCACTATGGCCCAGACATCACGCAGTCGTTTGCCGGGCGCCGCAAGGTCGGCTCGGGCTGGGAAGATACCAAGGCCGACGTCACCTACCCGCAATGGTGCGAGATCACCGTCTATCGGCTGATCGGCGGGCAACGCCACGCCTTCACCGAGCGCGTCTACTGGACCGAGGCCTATGGCCGCCAGGGCGGCAGCTTGGTGCCGAATGCGATGTGGGCCAAGCGCCCCTACGGACAATTGCAGAAGGTCGCCAAGGCTGCGGCGCTG